AGTCCGCACCGAATCGCATGGCTGCAACAGTTATTGCATACAGCAATGACAAAACGTACGCGCAGTTCCTTGCCATTCCTGATGATTATAACAGTAAGTTTATGGCGCCCGTTTGGGATGCACGTGTTGTCATTCCGCAAAATGAGTTTGGCGCGGCAGTAATTGGATATATCGTTGCATCAGCAATGATTGATCCCGGTCGTCCATTCGTTGGAATTGAAACAACCATCCCGGTAAAAGCCGACGTGCCCAATTTAACCTACGAAGCAAATGACGCAATTTTCCGCGCTGGCGGTGGATACTTTATGACAAATGCCGCCGGTAATTTGTGCTTTGGTGATATCGCTGTTTGCTATCGACTTACCTCTGCTGGCGGGACAACCGAAGAATGGTTTGACCTTGTATCGGTAACCATGCGCCAGCAAAAGGCATACGCGGTCGAACAAATGTTGCGCGGTGAACCGTATGTGCGTGGAATGTTGACCAGTGACGACGTAATTACCGCAAAAGAATACGTCATTAAACCGAAAAAGCTCATCGCCGATCTTTTTGTTTTGATTGACAGTTGGGCATCGGAAGGTTGGACAAAAAACCCGGAAGCGGTAAAAGACACGGTAATTGCGGAAATCAACGCAACAAATAACAGCCGACTGGATGCAGAGTTTACCGACGACGAAGCAAAAGCACTGCGTATAATCGCAGTAAAAGCGGCGTTCTTGTTTTAATCAAAAGGAGATATAAACAATGGCAAATAAAATTAGACAAGGGCCAGCGCGTGAGTTTTTATATGGCGGAATGAGTCTTGACCCCGCAGAGGGAAGCGAATTGACGTATAATCTTTCTGGCAGGGCTGGCACGGTACACATGGCAGGAAATGGTCAACCGTATAGCGAGTCAAACCCTCATGCCGGAAGCGTCAAGCAGGATATTTCCGTTGACGGCGAAATGTACAAACGTTTGAAAGAAATACAAACCGCCGGAAGTTATCTCCCTTTATCTGTTACTACTGCCGGTAATGAATTGCTAACCGGTGAAATGGCAATCGGCAATGACGGACCAATCGAAAATGCAAACGGCATTGTATCGCTTGAGTTGTACGGCAAACTCCGCATAGACTAAAAAACAGGGCGGCGGGCAACCGTCGCCCGCATTTCAACGTTGGCCACGACCGTTATTGTGGATATTGATAAGGAGGCAAAATGGAACAGGTGAAAATGGGCAAGCCGGAAGCGGTAGCCAAAATGAAGGAGTGGGCTGATTATCTTGAGGTGGCAAGCGACGGAGAAGATTGGGATAATGCGGTTGACGTTTTGACACTCCCAATTATTAACGATAGGCTTGACTTTAACAAAGAAGATGAAACGTTTACCATCGTCCTAAAAGCCCCGATTGAAATGGCGTCCGGTAAAAAGGAAATACTTACCATCCGCGAGTTGGCAATTGATGAAAAGCGGTGTGTCGAGCGGTATAAAGATTCTGAAAAAATCAGTATGGTTGAAGCCATTTACGCAAAGTCATGCGGCCTTACCCTTGCGGAAGCATCCAAAATAAAGGGAAGAGATTTTACCGTTATTGCTACAATCAATAGCGTTTTTTTCTCGTAACGGCAACCGCCCGTCATCGTGTAGCAACACCGGATGATTTACGGATTGGACTTTTGGCAAAACACTTTGGCGGATCGTTGCCGTTTTCGCGTTTAGAAAAAATGACCTCGCGCCAGGTTGACCGGTATTATCGCATTTATGAATGGCAAGCAACGGAAGAAAACATTACAAACGAATATCTGTATCCGCCTCCTCCCGCAAAGCCAAAAGCATTACCGAAACCGGAACGTATGGCCGTGTTAGTTGAACAAAGAATCAAAGAAAAATATCAAAATACCCTTGACAATGAGTGATAAAAACCACTCTATCATAGTAGCAGGGTGTTAGCAATTGGCAGCTAACGAGGCTCATATCCTCGGTGTTGCGGGTTCGAATCCCGCCCCTGTTATAGACGCCCTCTTGCAGTCGGAGGTCTATAAAACGGATTGTAGCTATCCTGCTAATGCGTTATGAGAATTGCCCGCCGGTGTGATTGAAATTGCAGGAACCGGCAATCTTTTACGGAGGCGTCAATAAATGGCTAAAAAGTTTTCCCTTGAATCAGTATTGACACTCTCCGATCAAATCACGGCACCACTTGGTAAGGTCTCTAAACAAATGGATAAGTTTGGCAAGACCATGCAAAAAAACTTTGGTGGCGTTGGTAAAAACATCAAGGCGTTAGACGCCGGTATCAATAAGGTCGCCGTCGGTATTTCGGCCGTTGGTGCCGCCGGTATCGCCGCGTCCGCAATGTTGGTTCAGTCCACCGCAACGCAAGCCGACGAATGGTCAAAAACTGCGCGTCAAATTGGAATTACCACCGAACAGTTGCAAAAGCTCGACTATGTTGCAAATATGCAGGGCGTTTCATCGGAATCGCTTATTAAGTCGTATGCCAAGATGAATAAGAATATCGGCGATCTTAGAAGCGGCTCTGGTACTCTTGCGGCATATCTTAAAAAGACCGACGCGGCGTTCCTTAAACAATTGGGAACGGTTAAAAACTCCGATCAAGCGTTTATCATGCTCATGGGTAAAATAAACGAAGCGCCCGACGAGTTTGCAAAGGCCGCACTTGCACAGGCCGCATTCGGTAAGGCCGGTATGGATATGTTGCGCGTTGCGGAGGCCGGTGCCGATGGTATCGCCGCACTCATGGGAGAAACTGAAAAGTACGGTCTTATATCAACCGACGCCGCGAACGCATCCGAAACATTCCTTGACGAACAGTCCCGCATAAAACAAATGCTCATCGGTTTGAAAAATCAGGCGTTCAACGCGCTCATTCCGGTACTTACGAACATACTCGAAAAACTGCGCAAACTTTTTGAAACATTAGCTGACGGCACCGACATAATGGGACGATTCAAAAAAATGATTGAGGGAATTGACATAGACGCGGTAGTTCTCGGTGTGTCTAATTTTGCAAAGGGAATGGTTGGTCTGGGACAAATTATCGGAAAGGTTGTCGGCTTCCTCATAAAGTTTGGCCCCGCCATCCTGGCCATTGCGGCAGCTATAAAGGTTCTGACCATTGCACAATCCGCGTACAACGTGGTTTTGCTTATAACAAAGGCAATCGCTAGTCCGTCAATACTTATAACGTATGCAATCATTGCGGCCATTGCGTTACTCATCGCCGGTATTATTCTTTTGGTAAAAAACTGGGACAAGGTTGTCGCTGCTCTGAAAGTTGTCGGATCAGCAATCGCCGGGTTTTTTATTGGCGCGTGGAATGGCCTGATTGACGTTCTCAAAGTTGTCGGAGGATTTTTCAAAAGCACTGGCCAGGCGTTGATGAAATGGATGCTCACACCAATTAACCTTGTGATGGATGCGCTTGGTGGATTATTGACAATGCTTTCTAAAATACCCGGCGTTGGTGATAAAATAAAACCAGCGGTGGCCGCTCTTGATGGCTTTCAATCAAAGTTTAATACTACATTAACCGGCTCTGCAAATGCGTATGATTACGCGGCACCATTTACAAAAACAAGCGAAACAAGAAGCGTGCAAGAGTCACGCCAAACATCGGTAAATGAAATATACGTGCGGCCTGATAAGGGCGCGTCAATTTCTAGCACAAGAGGCGGGGCGCCATCTCAAGTGTTAATGTACGGAGCGGCCCAATAATGGCAAATAAACTAACGATTGAAAATGTTTTTAGCGCGGGCGAGGATGCCTCCTTGCTACCCGCGTTTTTCTCACGACTGCGCCCCGGCAGGTTCATATCCCCCGCCGGGGTTCAGTCGTCCTTTTTATATGACAACCTTTCCAGGTCAAAAGGAAAAAAATCATCCGCTCACGAAGTGTCAGATTCCGACACTACAATTATACAAGATTCAGGCTCTACGCTTTTGGTGTTTCCGCTTGACGTATATTTTGTCGGGGAAAATGGCGACCAAGAGGCAGATATATTTTTTAAGTCTTTAACGGAAGAGCGATACACACCAGACGCGCCCGGCATATTAAACCATCCACGATGGGGAGATATACCGGTAATACCGTTTGACGCGGTTGAACAAACAGAGGCGTATACAACCGGCGCTGGTATTTTCCGCGTAACGGTAACATTGCGAGAAACAAAATCAACGTCTCGCCCATTGTCTACAAAGTTGTCACCATCTGCATTAGATAAGGCGTCAAGGTTTTCCGTGTCTCGCGCGCTGGAACAGGCAGAAAAAATGTCAACCGATGCAAAAGCGTCATACGCAAAAGCAAAAGCGGTTGTACGTTCAAAAGTAAAAATCATTACTGACGTGTCGGATGGATTGACCGGTGTTGCCGAGACAACACAACGGGAAGTTGATAGCCTGAAAGCTGGTATACTAGAGTTAATAAACGTATCGGCAACGATACCGGAAATACTTGGAGCGGCAAGTGATATTGTCCGCACAATTTCAAGTATCCCCCAAGACTCGCAGGATTTGTTTGCACAAATAATGCAGATGACAAGTGATATATTTACCTCTTTTGGCGAGGATATTTCAAACGCATCTACTCCAACAGACGCGGCAAATATCGCATATATTTTACAAGCTGTTGGCGCATCATGTATCGCGGGCATTGCAATGTCTGGCGTAATGATAAATTACGAAACACGCGATACAGTAGGGGAAACCCTTGACGGCATAAATAGCGCCTATGGTCAATATGTTTCAATTTTGGAAACAGCTGGCGACGGCTCATCTTTTGCGGCTGACCATGACACTATTTCGTCAGTACATGGATTGGCTTACGATACTATTTTATATCTCACGGAATCATCATTTAACTTACGATTAAAACGCACATATATTTTGACCGCACCATCTGACACCATTACATTGTGTTGGAAATACTACCGCGACATTTCGCACGACACATTAGATTTTTTTGCACGAACAAATAATTTAACAGATTATGATTTTATAGAAATACCGGCTGGTAGGGAAATAGCAATTTATGGCTAGACCGGAACAGGGACGACTATATACCGTCAAACTAGGCGATACCGTACACACGATAGAGCGCGCGGCGTATGGGCGTGTTGTCAATCGCGTGGTTCAGGCAAATTATGACCTTCTAAAAAATCGCGGTACGTCGGATGAAGGGTTGCCAATCCTGTATGCAGGGGATCAACTGTTCGTGCCGGTGTACCAAAACAGATACCTTGACCAGCCGATAACCGCCGATTTTGACACACAACTTTCAATCCGGTTTAATGGTACCGAATTACCCGGAGCACTGGCGGGACGTATATCCCGTGCAATGAATCGCATCGCGTCCGGGTTTACGTTCGACATCCCGTTCGATCCATCTAACCGCGAACAGATAGAATTATTCAGGCCGTATACTTATAATACAGCGCAATTATATATTGGCGGTGAATTATATATAACCGCAATTGCAAGCCATTGGGCATATAGCGCATCAGGCGATGGAACAATTGCTACAATCGAATGTCGGACAACTCCGGGTGAAATGCTCGAATGTATGGGTATGCGGTCATCGTATACGTTTAAGACTGGTATGTCACTATTAAAAATCTGTCAGGAGGTCGCTCGGCCTTATGGCATAACCTGCTATTCCGCGTCCGGTACCGGCGGGATTGTTGAGGGTGAATCAGATATTACCAGCGAACAATTTGGACGGGTTGAACAGGACATAACAGAAACCGACGCGGCATTTTTGGAACGATTGGCACTATCAAAGGGTTTTTTATTAACAAGTCGACCGGACGGTAATTTACTTTTAACCCGCGCGAACACACAAGACGCGCCAGCGTTCCGTTTGGTATACGGCGAGTATCCGGTCTTGGCAATGGGTTCGTCTTTTGACGGTACAAAACGATACCGCAAATGGATGGGCGTAACGGACGAATCTGGGGTATCAAGTATATCAAAAACCTTGTATGATAAAACCGTTACACGAGATAGGGGCTTTACTTTTAAGGCTGACGATTCCGAAGAAGGAAATATTGAAACCGCTATTAAATGGCGCATGGCAAAAAGCATCGCGGAATCAACGTCAATACCGGTGACGGTATCAGGGTGGCGTACACCAGACGGCGAACTATGGGCGGAAAACATGAAAGGAATTATAACCGGCGCGCCTGTATATGTATTGCGCGAAACGGAAGTAATTATCGAATCGGTTGAACTGACAAAAGACGCCGGCGGTGACATTGCATCCCTCATGGTGGTACTGCCAGAATCGTATACAACCACCATGCCAAAACAGCCCTATCCGTGGGAGGGAATGCCGAAATGATAAGCCCGTTCTCTTTCATATCATTTGACCATACGGAAGTTCAAAAGCTCGGGCGCGCGGACGGTGAATCTGTTGTTGTCACGGCAAATGGTAGCGCGGAACGTGGTACCGACGGCGAGTTGTATGGCACGCACGGCGTAGTATCACGGGCAAGCAAAAAAACCCGTGGCGTAAAAATAAGAATTGGCAAATTATCAATTGTGATTGCCGCATATACCTATGGCGTTGAACCTCCTGAAAATGAGGGCGCGTTAAAATTGTACGCAACCGATGCAGACGGAGCGGAAGTTGGCTCACATCTTTTGGATAATGACGGTACTCACGTTTTTAATGACGGGACTGACTGGGCGGTACGGTATTCAAAACTTGAAGAATCGTTTAATGAACTTCAAAGCCAACACAATAAGTTGCAATCGGCGTTTGACTTACACACTCATGGCGGGGTGGAGACTGGCGACGGTTCAACGGCAATACCGGCACCATCTGGAGCCGAATCTACAACCGATATATCGGCCGCAAAAGTAGAGGAGATATTGATACCATGAGCATACAGGATAATTACAACGGCGACGTATTGATAGAAATGAATCCAGATACTTACGAGCTTGACATGATATACAAAAACGGACAGCCAAAAATGACCCAAGGCTTCGAGACGTGTTTACTGCTTTCTATATTTGGCGAAGATTGCGCGTTAAACGGCATGACAACGGATACAAATGAAAAGTTTACGTCAACGTTCCCCGAAGTAATACGCAGAAAAAACGTATCTGAAAATGTAAAAAATGACGGCATAAAAGCAATCGAACGGTCACTAGCGTACATGGTACAGGAACGAATGGCATCAAACGTATCTGTCACAGGTACAATTTTGGGCGTCCATGCAATTGGTTGGAACATCGACGTTACCGCACCCGACGGAACCGGTAAGAAATATGAATTGAATTGGATAAATGGCGGATTGACATTTGGATACCGCGAAACGAATACACGAGGAGGCGCATAAATGGCAATGCCAACTATTCCCACAAGCGCGGAAATTAAGGCGCGCATAATTGCAGATATAGAAACAGAAATAGGTCAGACAAGTCCTGCACTTCCTAAATCATGGAACCGTGTTATAGCTGGCGCGTGTGCGGGCATAATCGTACTTTTATATCAGGCAACACTGTGGGTATACCGGCAGATTTTCCCGGAAACAGCCGACTATGCCGCGCTTATCCTTTTGGGAAAATTGGTGCAAGTTTATCCGGTAAGTGCGAATCAGGCGGTAATCACGGCGAATGTATACGGCA